AAGTTGTATCTCAGGGTTTGGATGCTTCAACATCTTAGGCGGCGCTCGAACACATGATGTAGTAAGGCGTACCGTCTGATGCCACAACTTTCAAAGTCTTGGCAATGGTGGCAGTGCTTGTAACAAACAAAGCCGCGGGAATGTTGAACAGGTTGGGAACCGTGCCTGTGCCGCTATTGGTGAAACGAATGAATGATGTATTCGTCCAAGTACCGCCAGATGCAAAGTTGGAATCGGCTTGAATAGCCGCCAACGTGCCGCCTGGGTTGGTGGATGTACCGCCCAAGGTAGCCCGTAAAGCATTGCCAGCGCCAGAAATAGTGCCAGCGCCATTAACGCTCAAACTCAGGTGTGCGCCATTGATCGTTCCACCAGTGGCAGCCCCTGCGCCCGTCACAACGCTAAACGCTCGGATGGTTTCACCGCTGCCAGTGCTGCTAAACGTCAAACGCTGGTAAGTCAGTCGGGTGTCGCCACTTGCGGCGCTGGTCGTGGCATATGCCCCGTTGATGATGCCGCTGGTCGTTACAGCTACTGGGACAGTTGCATTACCAACTTGAACTGAAACGAACTCTGGGTCTGCGTAAGCTACGCCTGTTGCGATTGAATTTGCCATGATATTTCCTTTATTTCTTCCAAAAGGGTTAACAATTCCAGTTTTTTAGACTGGCCTTAGCCCGTTCTGCTGGGCCTTTAGAGTGTTTTACCACCCCCTCCATCCTAGCGCAAAAACTGGCTTTTCGTCCAGCATCTGCCTTGGTCTTGGGGTTTGGGGCTGGTGGCTTTAAGTTTGAATTGTTCTTTGCGTTGTATTCTGCACGCCCTTTAGCGGTCATTCCTGCACCCTTTTCTGTTGGGTTATAGGTTTTGCCCTTGCCCGTGGTCTTGTGAGGGATTGGCTTATCGTGCTTTTTCATGTTGATTCCAATTTTTCTTTCAAAATTTTAATTTCAGCACGCAATTCAGCATTAATTTTGCCTTCTTCAATGCCTTTTCTGATCAGTTCGCTGGTAACTTGGGCATCACGATGCTCAAATTCGCTATAAAGCATATTAGTTCTAGCAAGAAACTCAATCTTTTCATTGAGGCGCTGAATTTCTTGATCTCGATTCATTTTTTTGCCGTTTTTGCAGATTCTTTGAATGCTTTAGCAGTTGGTGCACCCTTTGCGCCAGGCGACCTCATGCGCTCGGGCGTTTTACCCGCCGCCTTTTGGCGTTCTATGCGTTCTTGTTTAGCGTGAATGTTGGCATAAAGCCCAGGTTTTGCCATTTTTAAGCCTCCACAACGGCGCAAATGTCCGCTTCTTGAATGATTTGATAGTCCTGACCATCAATCTTGTGGGTGGGCCATTTCAGATAGTCCCCATTCCCATATTTGATGAAGTCACCCACTTGGACACCCTCAACATCTGAACCAATTGCAACAATCGTCCCCTCGTTAAAGGGTTCTCGGTTATCAATGTAAATGATGTCGGAAATGTGCCGCACCTGGGGGCGCACAACCACCCGATCACGCAGAGGCTTTAGCATGGCTTTTCCTCTCGTATTTGCGCTTTGGGGGCGTGATTTGATCAGTGGTTATGTCGTACACAGGCAAGGCGACTAAATCAACCTTTACATCCTGAGTTTCAACAATCAGATGCTGACCGCACCAATCTTTTTCGTGCTTGTTAACCTGTTGCGGGTTTAACCGACAGATGCCCATGATTTGCTGGGGGCGGTAATATTTACAGTTCCCGCAATTAGAATCCATTTCAGCCATTCAAAACCTCCTTTTTTGTTTGGTCAGTAAGCCCTGCCGTCTTATTCACGGTGGGGCTTACGCATTATTGGCAAGACTTGCGATTGTGAGTGTAGCAAACACCACTTGATTTGCCGCCAGTGCATTCATTGCCACCAGACATTTTGTTTGTCATGGCATTGGGGATGTTGTTTTTTACGCTGCCGTTTGACTTCATGTCAGGCGCAGGGTTGCCCTTTATGGAGACTTGTGCGCCGTAGCCTTTGGGTTCGTTTTTCATCATATTTGCCATGATTTCCTCATTTCAGAGTTAAAAGATACAGGGTTGAATTGATCAGATCAGCAATTTCATCAACGATGTTTTGCAATTCTGAGTCTTGGGGGATTTCTTCTCGCGCTTCTTGCACAAACCCTTTTAGCTGGGTCAGATACTCATGCGGTGTGTCTTTGGGGTCGTGCAATTCATCAGGAAATTTCTTCATCCTGGTGTCGTAGCGCCCTTGGTAACTCTCTGCCAGACTGTCGGCAAGGTCTACGATCTTGGGGTAAAACTTGCCCAGCGCCTTATGGGTCGCGTATTCAGTTGTCTGCAAATGTTGGAAGTGCGTGATTGTTCCCGCATGAAACAGCGTGGCGACAAATTCAGCAACTTCTTCGTTTTTCATGCGCTCACTATATCAAAAAAAGGGGGCGAACCCCCAAAATGCTGGCAACTGCTACCAACACGGCTGGGGATTGGGTTTTCTAAAGATAACTCCGTCGAGTTGCCCACGGCTCGGGGCTTTGAGCCGTCTTCCAATCCCCATGCGTGTTGGTTGTTGGTGGCTACTGGGCCAGTCAATTCACCACCGCAATCTGCAATGGAACCACCAACATTTAGATTTTCGCATTAGGCAAAGGAATGTCAATAGGCCAGCAGTTCCGCAAGGCATTAATTGTCCTGTGATGGGCCTTTAACCACATTTCTTGGCGTTCCTGGCGGCTCAAATCCTTGCCTTGGTCGATGGCGTAGTGACACCCCAAGCACAGCGCAGCTACCAGATTGTCATCAGCTTTGACCCCTCGGCCCTTGCCGCCGCCCCAGTTTGTGTGAGCCGCTTGCACCATATTGCCACTTCCACAGGCTTGACAGTCAAGGCTTGCCACCAGTTTCAGCAGCTTTTTTGACCTGACGTATGAATGTTTTTCTATCAACGATTGTCTCCAATGTGGAAAACCTGTGGAAATTTGCACACTCTAGTCGCCTTCTTCTTGTGTTGCCTGTGGATATTCTAGATTCTTTAACGATTGTCCATGTTCCGCATTCTGGACATTTCATTGGTGCGCCCGATCTTGTAATCTGTTAGTTGCTTCTCTGGTTCTAAATATCTCAATGTCTAGCCTTGCCGCCTCAATTTCCCAGCGCAAGGTTTCTTCCTGTGCTATTGCCGCCGCCAGCCCTTTCAGCAGGGTGTGATATTCGGGGTCTGCATAGGCTTCCCTCTCCTGGGCGTTTGCCGCCTCGTAGCCCATTTGCAAGGCATCTTTCATCAAAAGGGCTTTTTTAGACTTGCGGAATTCTTCAAGGTAAACCCGCTGGGCTTTGGCATCGCCATAGGCTCGGGCTTTGTTGCGTATGTCTTGCGCTGCTTCTTCTGGTTTCATTTCAAAACTCCAATCATGCGTAAAGCCCCATCAGGTCCATCAATCCTTGCTAAGGTACTACCAGACCAATTCTTAAAAAAATCGTCTTGTAGGGCCGTTAAACGCCTTTTAGAACCATTCTTGACCTCGACCAGAAAGGTGTGCCCCTTGTATCCCACCAAAAGGTCAACTGGTATGCCAATGACCCAGACATAAGCGCCAGCGGCCTCTAATGCTGTGATGATTTGCTTTTGGTTGGCATCAACCCTGGCGGCATATCTCATTTTTTGATTCCAAACCAGCGCCGACCAATCTGGATGCCAATGCCGTATCTTGGGAAAAACAAGACACCAAAGCCAACGCTGTGCATTTTTTGTACATCAATTTTCATTTTGACCTTTCTTGGTTCATTCGGTTTCTGAGGTCGTTGGCAGCGGGTTCACCCCTGCGCCTTGCAATGTCGGCAATCGTGGTCTGCCACCAAGCTGATGCCTTGGCCTTGCCCAGTTCCTTGATCTTCTGGTTGTATCTCAAAATCCATTCACGGCTTTCGCAATCTTTTAAATGCTCAATTTGTTGCTGTCTATCCATGCAAATTCACCATAAATTTCTTTTGCTTTTTGACAGTAAGCAAAATGAGCATCATTTGGATTTTCAAAATACCCAAGATGAAAACTTTTGCCATTGACTTTGATGTTTGCTTTATATTTTTTCCCATCAAGACAAACCCCTTTTAAACCCAATTTGTTTTTTTTAATTGCTTTTTTGTTAACATTATTTTGTGTGACTGTTGCTGGTCTTAAATTTTCAATTGCATTGTTATTTTTATTTCCATCAATGTGATCAAGAAATGCGGGGCAATCTCCATGATGAAATTGCCAGACCAAACGATGTACACGGTATCTCACACCAAAAACATTGGTTGCCCAATAACCATTTTTCTCAACCCAACCAACTGGTTTATTTGCTTTGCCTCTAGACCGACTTTTTTTGTGTGACAAAACACCATTTTCATAAAAAAATAGTTCTCGCAATAATTCTTTATTCGGCAATTGTTTGATCATTTTTATCCTCCAATTCCTGGCCTCGCTCTGGCGCATCTCCTGTAAGGAAAAGCGCATAGTCAATCGCGGTTCGGCTGATGGTTTGTCCATCTTTAACCCTGTCTAAAAGTTTGTGCGCGTCAAAGTAGTTCATCAAAATGCCTCGTCATCCATCCAATGTTTCACGGGCTTGGTGCTGGGCAACAGGGCGGGAATGTCCCGCCTAGTAGCTGGCTTCTTGTCCGACCATTGATGCTCGGAACACATTGGGCGCTGGCCTTCCATGTGAATTGACCAACGTTTAGGGCATCCTGGCACACTGCACATCAGGCGCTGAACATCGTCTAACGGGTCTTTTTTGGTGTCTGGTTTGGCAAAACTCATTTTTGGTACTTTCCATCAATTATCTTGGCGAAATTGGTTGCGTTCACTATCCACACCAGATCAGGTCGCCATGTCCTGTCCTTGGTTTCAAACCCCTGCGCCAGCTTGGTGTCGTTGGCAATGTAGTTAAAAAACGAATCCCACCATGTCAAACCATCGGCTTGGGTTGCATACCCATGTGGGCTGAATACAGACGGTTTAGCGGCTTGCAACCACCTTTGCCGTAGGTTGGTCTGCCTGACCCCATCCCACACCCGTGGCTGGGCAAGCTGTGGCAAATGCTTTTTGTAGAGATTCAGAATGTCCTGATGGGGGCAAGTCGGCAACCCTGCCGACAAAGAATCTTTAGATTCTTTTATATGGTTATTGGTTATTGGTTCATGGTTCATGGTTAGTTGAACGTCTGTTGAACGCACGTTCAACGCCTGTTCAACGCTAGTTGATTCTTTGTTTAACGCTCGTTTAAGTGCCGATGCTTTTCCTGCCTTAGATGCGGTTTCAATTTGCAAATGGTAATGATCAATTTCTTTGTCGCAACGTGTGTGATGCCATTCGTTGTTTTCCAAAGTAAAAAACATATCCAAAATGCCACTTAAAACCTCTTGCTGGTCACGGGCGTTAACCTTCATTGAAAGTTCAAACAATGAATTAGGTAGTGCTTGTTCGGTGTCGTAGTAAATCCACAACAATTTCAAATAAATTCCAACTTCTTCATTTGTCAAAAATGAAGTGTCTTTGATGAAATCACCAATGTGGTGCTGGTAGTAATGCATAAAGCATCTCCGCAAATCTCCCAGAAAAGAAACCTCGGCAGGAGGGGAGTTCTCTTTTCGGTGGGGTAGCTACTCCCCACCTAGCCGTGTTTCAAACAATCTTACATTGAAAACCACTCAGGACGCAACACCATCAATTGCCAAATTCTTGCTTGGGGGACAGTTTTCCATTGGGAAACCGCCGATTGGTGAATGCCCAAGATTCTGGCAAGCTCAGTCTGTGACCCTGCCAATGCAATAAATTTGTCCTTGTCCATTCGCACATTGTACATAAGACCGCTAATACCCCCACAGTTGACTTGGGATTATAAGGTAGCTGATAATCACCCCATGCCCTGAACTTCTCGGGGTCTTTTAAGGAGTCGCAATGCTGAATGAAGCAGACATAGATGAATGGCGCTGGAGGCAAATACTTACCCGCCGCATACACCCAGATGACCAACCCCCAATTGAGGATGACCAAGATGAAATACCCCAGAACGATGAATGAAGCATTCCCCCACACCGTGGAATATGGCGCTGCCATAGAAATTCACGTTGCCCAACATTCCACTGGCGACAAAGTTATCAGAGTTTTGGCCTTGATTGCTTTAATCGTGCTTTGTCTAGATATTTTTATTTGGAGACCGTAATGAACGCTAACGAAATCATTGACAACATTAAATTTGTTGCTGACAAACAGTATGAAGGTGAACCCTCACAGAACCGCTTGGCCTATCACGTTGGGCTTTTGGAGTCCCATTTGCGTACGCACATCAACCTTGTGGAAACCGCCCAGGAATACATCAAAGAACTGGAAATGAAACTGATTGCAAAGGAATCGGAATGAAGATGATCACCTACTCACTTTTGTGCTGGATGGCCTGGGTAACTGCTGGTTGCTCTAGCTTGCCAGGGTCAACACCCCAAGCGCCCAATCAGGATTTGATTGTTGACAAACAAGTTCAACCGATGGGCAGGAATGAGGTCATAGACGCTGTGCGCCAGTGCGAATCATCTGGCCTCCGCGCCATCCCGCTATACGCCAAACGCAAGATCAACGGCTACACAGTCGAAACTGTGGTTGAAGTTACTTGCGGCCCCAAATACGCTTACTAAGGAAACATCATGAAAGTTTATAAAGCAATTAACGCTGTCCAGGCTGAATTGTCATCTGTTGGCATTACAAAAGACCGCAGGAATATGCAAGGCAGCGGTTATAACTTTAGGGGGATTGACGATGTTTACAACGCAATTGCGCCCCTATTGGCAAAGCACAGCCTTTGCATTCTGCCTCGTGTGCTTGCGCGAGAGTGTATTGAGCGCATCAGCAAGTCGGGTGGCGCATTATTTTATGTGACTGTTGAGGTTGAGTTTGATTTTGTCTCAGCAGATGACGGGTCAAAACACACCGTTAAAACATTTGGTGAGGCAATGGATAGTGGAGACAAAGCCACCAATAAAGCTATGTCAGCCGCGTACAAGTATGCAGCCTTTCAAGCCTTTAGCATCCCCACAGAATCAGACAATGATGCAGATGCCCATACTCATTCTGTTTCTGCATCTCGCCCTGCGCCACAGATTGACGCAGGAATGATGGCAGACCACATTGCCGCCATTGATGCCAGCGCAAACAAAGAAGAACTGCAAGCCGCTTACAAAGCCGCCTATGACGCTTGCAAGGGCGACCAAAATTGGATTGCAAAGGTCATTAAAGCCAAGGCAGATCGCATTGCCAAGGCAAAGGAAAAATCATGAGAAAAAAGAAAGAAATCGGTCTTGAGGAAATAACCCTCAAAGACTTTATTGCCATCTTTGCCATGCAAGCACTATTGTCTGATTCTGATTGGCGATCTGATATGGATTTCAATGACACGGCTTTAGCCGCTTTCACAATGGCAAACGAAATGATGGAGGTTCGCAATGGAAGTTGAACAACGCACAGAAGAATGGTTTGCCGCCCGTTTGGGCAAGGTTACCGCCAGCAGGGTGGCAGATTTGGTTGGCAAGACTAAGACGGGTTACAGCGCCACTCGTGACAATTACATGGCCCAGTTGGTGGTGGAACGCCTGACCCAGACCAAAGCAGAGTCCTACACCAATGCGGCAATGCAATGGGGTACAGATCAAGAACCATTTGCACGGGCGGCTTATGAAGCGGCACAGGGCGTTATGGTTGAAGAAGTGGGGTTTGTACCGCACCCATCAATTGAGTGGGCTGGTGCGTCCCCTGATGGCCTTGTTGGGGACAATGGGCTTGTTGAGATCAAGTGCCCAAACACCGCCACCATGATTGAAACGCTGCTATCCCAAAAAGTGCCAGGAAAGTACTTTATCCAGATGCAGTTTCAGCTTGCTTGCACAGGTCGCAAGTGGTGCGACTATGTGGCGTTTGACTCTCGAATGCCAGCAAAAGCACAAATGTTTGTTAGACGGGTTGACCGTGATGACGAATACATTGCACATCTTGAAGAAGAAATTGCAAAGTTTCTTGTTGAGGTGGAATCCCAAGTTCAAAAATTAAACGCAATCATTGAAAGCAAATAATGGCAACAAAAAAACAACCAATAACCAATGCATTTGAACATTGCAATTTTTCTGCTTCAAACGATGCAAATGAACACACAGTTTCCGCAATAGAAGCATTGGCAGATGCGGCAAAAGCTAATGCGTTGGCAATTACAGCAATTGCAAATTGTTTAAGAAGTTCACCAGCAACAACCGCCCCATTAATTCAAATAGGAAAATAAATCATGTCTAAAGTTAAAAAAGAAATCACCGCCATCGTGGGTCAGTACACCAATGCCCAAGGCCAGCAAAAGAACCGTTATCAACGCATTGGGTCGATCATTGACACCCGCAATGGGGAAATGCTCAAACTGGATGTAATCCCACTCAAAGAAAACGGTTGGGACGGGTGGGCTTATCTAAATGACCCCAAACCCTACGAACCCAAGGGCTTGCCAGCAGATAACGATGACGATCTGGCGTTCTGATCATGCTTACATTTCCAAGGGTTCGCAGTTCTGACCCGCTGACCTCATTCCAGGCAGCGGATTCAGCCAAGGAATTGGCTAAAACACATTGGCGTGTAATCGTGGTTTGTCTTTTTCAGAATGGGCCATTAGGCAAAGATGGAATCGCTACCCACACGGGTATAGATGGCAACCAAGTGGCTCGGCGTTTAAAAGAACTTGAAACGCTGGGCTGGATTGAGTTAACAGGCAAAACAGTCGCATCTAAATCAAAGCGCCAGGAAAGGGAATGGCGCACAACTTTAGTGAGGGTTTGACATGAATGAAGAAGATGAAGCATTTGAGGATTTAGCAAAGCGACAAGGGGATTGGGGTATGCAGGGGTCACGCAAACACCAGATCATGCGATTTGCCGCAAACTCTGAACGCAATGCTGTGATTGAGGAAGTTGCCCAAGAACTAGACAAGTTTTCTGGGCCGTTTGGCAGGGACAC